CAGTTAGGTAAAGTGCATGTATGGGGTTTACGTTGTGAGTTGTTTGAATACAGCGACGAAGACTTCAACACTGGTGTTGCAGAGATTGATGCAGTTGAAGTTAACTTTGCTAATGCAGTCAGTGTCAACGTTGCAGATGGTGGCACAGGAGACTTTGTTGCAGGAGAGATTGTAACAGGTGGTAACTCAAATGTAACTGCTGAAGTTAAGACATGGAATTCCGCTACACGTCAGTTAGTTGTATATAATAGGTCAGGTATTTTTAGTATTCCTGAGACTATAACAGGCAATACATCTGGTGCAGCATGGACTTCTGCTACATATAATACACTAAATAATATGAATAGCGAAACAGACCAAAACTTCACACTTGAAACTCAGGCAGATGCTATTATAGATTTCACTGAGAGTAATCCTTTCGGTGACTTTGGAAACTCTGGAGGTACCTTATAATGTTAGGGACATATTCTTATCATGAAATAATTAAAAAGACTGTTATCGGTTTCGGTACACTTTTTAATAATATTGAAATCCGACGCACTAAAGGTAGCAAAACAGAGGTGATGAAAGTGCCTCTTGCTTATGGTCCTAGACAAAAGTTTCTTACTCGCTTAGCTGCAGTAGGAGATTTAACTACTAAAGACCAAGTGCAGATTACTTTACCTAGATTATCTTTTGAGATACAAGGTATTAGTTATGATGCAACAAGAAAACTTTCACCTACACAATACATTCGTAATACTAAAGCTGCGGGAGACAATGTAAAAAGTTATATGCCAATACCATATAACATTAATTTTGAATTGTCTATCATGGCAAAGAATCAAGATGATTCTCTACAAATACTAGAGCAGATTCTTCCATTCTTTCAACCATCATTTAACATCACAATGAATCTGATTCCAGATTTAGGTGAGAAGAGAGACTATCCAGTCACTCTAACTGCTATTGATTATGAAGATGTTTATGAAGGAGATTACGACACACGTCGTACTCTAGTTTATAATTTGTCATTTATAGCTAAGACATTTCTATACGGTCCTGTGCAAGACGCAGACTCAGAGATTATCAAGAAGGCTATTGTTGATTATAATACAAAAGATAAAACCATGCCTACAAGGGAGGTTAGATATCAGGTTACACCAGACCCATTAACTGCTGACCCTGATGACAACTTTGGTTTTAACGAAATATTCAGTGAGTTTACAGATGCCAAGTCGAGAAACCCAACCACAGGACAAGACGAGTAAGTTTGATGGTATCGAGGATGCCCTCGATGTTAAGTCAGATATCGTCCCTGTAGAAAAACCAGAAGTAGTAACACCAGTTGATACTACATCTACAAAAGAGCAATTAAAGAAAGACTATGAGTATACTCGTGGTCATCTATACTCATTGGTTGAAAAGGGTCAAGAAGCGGTAGACGGTATACTTGAGTTGGCACAAGAGTCAGACCAACCTCGTGCGTTTGAGGTTGCAGGACAGTTAATTAAACATGTCGGAGACGTTGCTGACAAACTTGTAGACCTACAAAAGAAGGTCAACGAGATTGAAAACCCTAAGAAAGACAAGCAAGTCAATACTACAAACAATACAATGTTTGTTGGTAGCACTGCTGACCTTGCTAAATTCTTAAAACAACAACGCGATAAATAGTCTAGTAAGGAGAATCCAAATACAATGTCAGTATTAAACGTCATTGACACACAAACAATTACAGGGTCTGGCTCAGGTTATATCACTGTAAAATCTGGCGTGATTCGTGCATATGCAGCAAGTGCTTCAACTATTCAGATTGATGCAGGACCTGCTATAACTCTTGCTGCAGGAGAAGCAATTCTTTTGTCTGTAGGTAAATCGAAAAATGCTCAAATTAAAACAGCGACTAATGCTGCCACTATGGTTGTTACTGTATTAGGTGGTGGTACTCCTGCTCATAGATTCGTAGTCGGAGATTACATCTCGACTGCTGCAGACGGTGATACTGCATTCACATCTGATTTTATAACAGCAGCGAGTGGTGGTAAGAAGATTACTGCTATCACAGATACAACAATCACTACAGATTATGACGCATCAGGAGCTAGCGGAAATTATTCACTTGCCTCAGCAAAACTTGAAGCAGGTACAGTCCCAGTCATACAAAAAGCAGTCAAACTTACTGCAGGTTCTGCCAACGTTGTCGTTGAGCAAGTCCAGATTGTCGGAGGATAATCAGGAATGCCCGCAGTCTCGAGAAAACAACAAAGATTCTTCGGGATGGTTCGACAAGCTCAAAAGGAGGGTCAAGCGAAAGCTGCCTCACCTGAGGTTGCCAGAGTTGCTTCCAGCATAAAAAAATCTGATGCAAAAGACTTTGCATCCACTAAACATAAAGGTTTACCTGAGAAAAAGAAAATGAATGAAGAAGGTTACGACCATCTCAGAGATCGAGGGATGATTCCACCAACTAAAGGCAAGAAGGATGCAACCACTATGCCTAAGAGTTACAAGCGTTCTCCTGAGAAAAAAGGGGGTAAATCTGCGCTTGATATTGTGAAAGATAGAATAAGAAAAGAGTATGGAAAAGGTGCAATTATGGGAGAGGAAAACCTTGAAGAGAAGAAGAAAGGTCTCTGGGACAATATACATGCCAAGAGAAAACGTGGTGAAAGACCAGCCCGTAAAGGTGAAAAAGATTATCCAAAAACACTCAACGTCGAAGATGTTAATTGCGACGATAGAAAGAAGATGGTTGCAGACCATGGGGCTTTACATAAGAAGAAGTCAGATGAGACTGGTGGATTACCTAGACCTGTTGCTGCAAAAAATAGAGTCGCTACTAAACAAGGTGTGGATGAAGAAGTCATTACTGAAAGACAAAAAGATAGTGACAATCAAAGATTGAGTCTGGAGCGTGGTCGCTCTAACTATGGTAAGGCATCTATCAGAAACATGAGAGCATCAGGCAAAGGTGGCAATGCTGCTGACCCTGCTGAAAGACTTGTGGCAATGGATGCAAGACATAAAGCACACAAAGAGAAACGTGGTGTGAAAACCAAAGGTATTAAGGAAGGTGTGATGGGTATGGTGAAGAGAGCAGCAGGAATCAAACAGAAACCAGCTAAGAAAACAACTGGTAGAGATGCGGGTGCTATCGCTGCTAAGATAATGAGAGACAAAGAGCAGAAAAAGTATGTTGGTTTCTTACCCGCAAATGAAGAGATTGATAGACCATACACAGGACCTGACAAGAAAGACAGAGCAGTTATCAAGAAGATGGATAACAAAAAGTTTGCTGCTAAATTAGCAGACTATGAAAAGAATATGGACCCTAAGAAACGTCAGGCACTTAAGGACAAAGCAACTAAGGGTATGAAGTTTACACATGAAGCAATAAAGTATGATAGCAAAGGGTCTTCTATGGATTATTTCTTAGGTGCTGACCCAAAGAAAACAAAAGAATATAAAGCATTAAAGAAAAAGAAGACTCAAAAAGAAGGCACATCTTATGGTTTATACAAAGGCTCAGGCAAACCATCAGGTGCTATGAAGAAGTATCTTGATAAGAGAGCAAAGATGCTACAGAAGAAGAGAGATTCACAGTCTGATGCTGCTAAGAATAATCCTCATTTTGATAGCACAGTGCCCTCACCATCAGGTAGAAACAAGTATGAGCAAGTAAGTTTTAAGGACTACTTTACAGAAGGCAATAATACTGCTAGAATGTTACATAAGTCTAAAACTTCTGTTACAGGTAATATATCTGCAGACAGAGGTAGCGACGAAAAAAAGAATCAAGCATCTAGAAAGGGTCTTGAGAAAGACCTTAAAAAGAAAGGTATTGGTTACAAAAAAGGTGTTGGCAAATACAAGTATGACAGTGGTGAAACTGGCACAGAAGTATCCTATCAGACCTCAAAACCTGATAAAATGTCAAAACGTCGTTTTGGAAAAACTATGCGTCGTCTAGGTAGAAAGCACGGACAAGAATCTGTAATCACTAAGGACAAAGACAAGCCTGCAAGATTGCATGATACCGAGAGTAAGAAACCTGGGAAATCTATAAACATAGGTAAATCCAAAGGAGGGTCTAACCCTTCTGGTATGGGTCAAACTTCTGGTGATAAAGTCAGAAGTGGTAAGTTACCTAGCAAATCCAAGAAAGGAGCGTATCATTATGGCTGAGCATAAACAAGATGCCGAAGGTTATGGTGTCTGGTATTGTGCGTATTGCGGACTCACTGCCCCACGTGGACATTGGAGACCTCGCACCTACATAGAAAAACACGAGGAGCATTGTCCTAAGAAACCATGAAAACCTTTTCCCAATTCATTGCTGAAGAAGCATGGCAAAAAAAGGAAGGCAAGAATAAGTCTGGTGGACTCAATGAAAAGGGTCGCAAGTCTTATGAGCGTGCTAACCCAGGTAGCGATTTAAAAGCACCTAGTAAAAAGGTTGGCAATCCACGACGTGCTAGTTTCTGTGCTAGAATGAAGGGAATGAAGAAGAAGTTGACTTCTAAAAAAACAGCAAGCGATCCTGATAGCAGGATAAATAAATCATTAAGAGCATGGAATTGTTAATTATGTTTGGAGTATTAAATGTCGTAGAAGCATGGAATGAAATCTCATGGGCAGATGCAATTCCATTTACCCTAGTTCTTATTGGACTCTATTGGGTCAAGGTAAAGATTGACACCAGAGCAGGACTTGGTAAAAGAAAATCAAGAGAGTTGAAAAAAATCATAGTTGATGCTATAGTTGAAGGACATAGACAAGCACACAACAAGTAATGAGTGACGTCCATTTTAAAAAACATCGTGTGTTTCGAGAGACAGACGATGTTATTTTTTATGATATCTCTGTAGATGAATCAAATGCATCTGATTTAGTAGTCCATTCAGGTCCTGCTATATCACCACCTAATGATTCTGTAGGAGCAAAACAATTTTATATACATAGTTTTCAAGACGACTACAACAGAGTTGTATCGGGAGAGAGGACTTTCGAGTTGGTAAACTACAGTTGGAAGTATCCATACCACATAGTGCATCTCAATGTGCATAGTGGTGCGTTAGTTATACCTCGTGGCACATTTCATAGGTCACAATCGGGAGA